ATCAACTATCCTCGAGTCTATCCCAGGATATGCTGCTGATGGTGACGGTGAGAAGATGAAGTATGCAATGGGTGTACAAAAAGTAGGTGCTTTGACTAGCCGCTACACTGTATATAAGAACCCATACATGCAGGAGAATACTGTGTTAATGGGCTTCCGTGGTTCACAATTCTTGGAAACTGGTGCTGTTTACGCTCCATACATTCCATTGATGTTGACTCCACTCGTATATGATCCTAAGAACTTCATTCCACGTCGTGGAGTGATGACTCGTTACGCTAAACTCGTAACTCGTCCTGAATTCTACGGTAAAGTATACGTAGCTGATTTGAACGCTTACTAATCACTAATAGTGAATAACTAAAAAGCCCCTTAATAGGGGCTTTTTTATTTTAATTAAAATAATAACAAAACTACATTAAATCAGTCTTAACATTGACTGAGTTCACAGCACTGTTAGCTCCACTTGGATTTTGAACCTTTTGGAAGCCGTTCTGATGCATCCCAGCCGAAGGATTAGCTGGTCTTTGTTGAAAAGAAGAATGCCCGTAGGCATTACTGAATTTTGACATTAGTGATTGCATAGTGTTTTAATTTCACATAAATAGTATCTAACTCACTATTTATAGGAAATAAAAGCAATGGAAGAAGTTACAGGAAAGCGAAAGCCTAAGGGTCCTATCAAGTTTCAAATCGTACTAACTGAAGAGCAAAAGCAAGCAAAGGCTTTGATTCTTGAAAATACTATAACAGTGCTGAAGGGTTCAGCAGGTAGTGGTAAGTCGATGGTAGCCGCACAAGTTGCGCTAGACATGCTCTTCAGAAGAGACATTCAGAGAATTGTCTTAACAAGACCAGCAGTAACTTCAGGGGAAGAAATAGGATTCTTACCAGGAGACAAAGACGCTAAACTAGCTCCTTATACAGCTGCTGTCTACGATAATATGTACCGTCTTTATAGAAAGGACATTATTGATAAGCATATTCACGAAGGAAATATTGAAGTAATTCCTCTTGCGTTTATGAGAGGACGAAACTTATCAGACTGTCTTGTAGTTGTTGATGAAGCTCAGAATATTACACACAGACAGATGGAATTATTGTTAGGAAGACTGTGTCATGGCTCTAAGATGATATTATGCGGGGATACTGCGCAAATTGACTTAAAAGACAGAAAGCAGTCTGGATTTGACTTTATTACTAAGCACTTCACACAAATTCCTGGATTTAACGTTGTTACTCTAAAAGCTAATCACAGACACAATATTGTTGAGCCTATCTTAAAGGTTTATAGTGAGTATCGCGATTGACGTGATATTTATAAGAAAATCTGTAAATGGCAAATATTCCTATCTGGCCTGGGTCTAGCTCTTTCTGTCCTGGCAACACTCCTTTTGGATATTACGATTATGATGTTGTTTTTCAACAAGATATTGATAAAGTAGCTGACTGGTGTGCCAAAAAATTAGGGTACCCAATTATGGAAGTCGAGCTGCAGGATATAAATCTGTATGCTTGTATAGAAGAAGCTATCACAGAGTTTAGTACGCAAGTCAATATGTATAATGCAAAGGATTATATGCTGACTTTAGTCGGAACTCCTACTGGTTCAACTTTAAATAACAAAGTTGTCTCTCCAAATATGGGAAGGACGGTTGACTTGGCTCAAAACTATGGAACTGAAGTAGGTAGTGGTGGCAACATCAACTGGAAAAAAGGGTACATTGACATGATCCCAGGATCACAAAGCTACGACCTTAATGTGTTATGGGCAAATGTTAGCGAGAGTGGAAATAGAATTGAAGTAAAGAGAGTATACCACGACTTCTCACCAGCAATTGTAAGATACTTTGACCCTTATGTTGGAACTGGAGCTGGTACACAGCAGCTGTTAGATGGCTTTGGTTGGGGATCTTACTCACCTGCAGTGAACTTCTTAGTGATGCCTTTATACGCTGACCTACTGAGAATACAGGCAATTGAGATGAATGATCAAATAAGAAAATCAAGCTACACATTTGAGTTGCGGAATAACAAATTAAATTTGTTTCCAATTCCAAGTGTGCAAATGAAGATGTGGTTTGAGTACATTGTTGTAGAGGACAGAAACAACCCTGTTAAAAACTCAAACACTGGAAATATAACAGATCTTAGCAACGTTCCTTATGACTTTATGACTTACGAATACATAAGTCCCATTGGAAAGCAATGGATTTATAAATACGCATTAGGACTTGCCAAAGAGCTACTAGGCCTTATCCGCAACAAATATAGCACAGTACCCATTCCAGGCGCAGAAGTTACTCTAAACGGAGCTGATCTTATCTCACAAGGTCGAGAGGATAAAGCTAATCTACTCACAGAGTTAAAGGAATTGTTACAGGCAATGACTAGACAAGGTCAGTTTGAGCAAGAACAGGCAATTGCCACAGCAATGAACTACCAGTTATCAAAAGTACCACTTTCTATATACATTAAGTGATATGGCACTATTCGGAAGTAGTAGAGATATTAGCTTCATTAAGAAGATAAACAACGAGTTGTTGGATAACATAGTTCAACAGGAGGTTGATTTTTACGTACTATCGTTAGCCGATATGGCGAGCAATCTCTATGGAGAGGCCTCTCAAGGCAAGACGTACTACAGACCAGTGAGATTAACTTGTTTATTAGAAAGAGGTGATCAGACTTATGTTGCTGATGACCAATTTGGTGTAGACGTAACTCAGCAGATGACTTTTAAGTTTTTAAAACCAAAATTGCGTGAGTTAAATTTAGTTCCTAAAGCTGGTGATATTGTTGAAGTAAGAGGCGTCTACTATGAGATAGACCAAGTAAACGAAAATCAGTTTGTAGTAGGTAGAGATGGTGACTATGGTAAAAACGTAGGTCCTGAGTTTGGTGAAAGCCTTAGTGAAATCTGCATTGCTCACTACACAAGAGTTACTAGACTACAAATAGAAAAAGCTAGACCATGAGCAAACCAAAACCAATATCACAGAAGGAGATCCTGTCAGGAGACTCAACTCCAACCTACGGAAAAAGCAACGATATTCGTAGAGATGGTAATTCTTTTGGCGAACTTAGTATTGGATTAAAGGACTTAGATTACACAATCAAGTACTACATTGAGCAGGTAATAAAGCCAACAATAGACGACTTCGGCTCAGAACGAGCAGTTCCGGTGGTATATGGTTCTCCCGAAAAGTGGAAAAATATCCAAGAGGATGGTTACTATAGAGATAGGGAAGGAAAAATTTTAGCACCTATTATTGCTTACAAGAGAACGGGATTAGCAAAGAATAAAACACTAGGAAGCAAAGTTGATGCTAACCACCCACAAGTATACTACTCACAAGAGATAAAATACACACAAAAAAATAGATACGATCAGTTTAGTGCACTAGTAGGTAAAGTACCTACCAAGACCTATGTCAACACAATTATGGCTGATTACGTTGACTTAACGTACGATGTTGTAATTTGGACTGACTTTGTGGAACAAATGAACAGCATAGTAGAAGCTATTGTATACTCAGAAGGAAGCTTTTGGGGTGAAAAAGATCGATTTAAGTTTAGAACAAAGATAGATAGTTTTACAAACACAACAGACTTACTGCAAGATGCTGATAGGATTGTGAGAACTAACTTCACACTAACTCTATTTGGATATATTGTACCGGATGTTAAGGTTAAGCAACTAAGTGAAAAACTAAGCGAAGTAACCTACAGTAACAGCGAAATAAACACAGACATACCAGAGCCAGATCCGCTACAACCTACAAGCACCTCACCAGGTACCGTACTAGCAGCAATCAGAATATTGCCCGATTCTGCAACATTTGAAGGTCAAATTACAAAGCCTACTACAGTACTGAGTGATTTCTATTTAGAAGTGAATGGTCAAACGATACCGGTATCAGCCATAGGTTCAATACAGACTGGACCTAATAACACGATTAACGTTTTATTCGATATTGCACAACTAGGTTTCACACTTGCACCACAAGACAACATAACATTAACAGGAAAATATATTAGCTAATGGCAGCAGGAAAGTACCATCTAATGATAGAGCAAGGAGCAACGCTTAACCTTGAAATACAATACAAAGATTCGGCAGGCACTCCAGTAGATCTTACCGGATACTCAGGTAAAATGCAAATTCGATCAGGATATGCTGATAGCAATCCAACAACATATATAACACTATCCAGTTCCCTAGCTGCAGATGGTACTGGGTTGAATTTTAGTGGAAGTAATGGCACTACACCACCAACCTCAGGATCAATAGGCATATTCATATCAGCAGCATCGTCATCAGCATTTACCTTTGATACTGCTAAATACGATCTAGAAATAACATCAGGCAACGTTGTAACTAGGTTACTACAAGGTGATGTTAAGTTGTGTAAAGAAGTAACTCGCTAATTCATGTCGATAAAAATAACTACAAACCAAAACACTGTTACTGTCGCA